CTTTTACGTGATTTCCCACGGGTTTCTTTGACCTGTTTTTCATCAGGGCCTACAACTCAAGTGTGCGAGTTGCACGTCTTCCACCTGCAATTGCCAAATGAACTGCTGTATTGGCTGCTGCGGTTCCAAGCTGTGTCGCCACTGTAGAAACTCCGTCAATGAAAGATCCTGAAAGCCTGCTCAGAACATTACTATACCATGCGGCTGGTGTGCCTAACGGTGGAGCAATGCTTTGAGCAGCATTCATCACTGCGGAATATCCTACTGTGTCGAGTTGCGACGCAGTTTGGGGGAAGGTTGTTCCTATAACTTCAAAGTATGTTACAAGCTCGACATAAAAGGAGTTTCCAGGGGTTCCAGTGAACACGAAACCAATTGGATATTGGTCTCCAAATCCTCCGCCGTGGGAGAATGCGGTCACTGAATTATATGAAAGCGTTCCTAATGCATCAGGATAATAATTGACAAAATTGCCTTTGCGTGAAACCGGCGCAACACTAGTGTTTGCCATGTTTTCGAGGAATAAAGGCGTGTTTCCAATCATTGTTATATTTGAAGGTACTCTAGTCACCGCGACTTGTCCTCCTTCATTGAGTGTGGTTCCTGTGTATCTAATTCTGAGGCCTCCAGCGACTAATCTCAAATTCACCATGGGTTGATTCAGTGTTGTAAAGGCAAACAAAGAATTCGAGTGAGCTTGAGACCAGTCGGTGGAAGTTACGGCTGGCAAAAAGGTTGCAGCCGTCCATGCATTAGATGCATTACTCAATAAAAGTGGTGGATCGTTCGGTCCATTGTCGTTCCACGGTGAAGACCATGGATCGGCAATTGCCGCCCCAAAACCACTAGCTCCCACATACGCAACACCGCGTGTAACTACGCGCATCTTATAAGACGGAAGTGTTATCGCATCTGGGATACATGGTAAGGGGTCGATGCTAGAAAAAGGGTCACATAACGCGCGCATGTAACTTGCTGCGCATTCAGACATCCTTATATAGGTTAACGTTTGTTTTCGTTTGGGTGTAGGTTTAGATCGTTTTGTTCTCTTCTTCCTTTGAGAACGGGGCTTATTTTTATTATTTCTATTACTATTCATTTCTTGGGACAGACCAAAAGTGGTGTCTTTTCTGTCCCGATCTCATCTGAAGTAAAGACTTAGGGTCACGCTCTACCATTGTTCTTGTAAAGTTCAATGGAGGCAATGAGTCTACACTTCCGGACAACGGATAAGTGTATTGATAGTAATGGTTATAATTTATAGTCGGAGTATAGGTATTCAGCGTATCATTGTTGATGGTCCATGATTCTAAATTATTAAAATAATTTTCGATTCTGACTTGATCTCCAACAGTAATACCGAATTTTTTCTGAAACAATAGTCTAGTGGGTAACCCAGGTTCAATATCGGGGGTGCCAAATTCATTCTCTCTTTTCAAGAAAAATTGAAACTTATCACGCATGTAGGCATCAGTCCAATACAAGCGTGCGCGATGACCACGTGTCATGCGAAGTATGTATTTGGCGAATGATGCTACTACTGGGCAACCAGGGAACTGATGTGCATAACTAAGAGCTTTGCATCTGTACAATTCAAGTAACTTATTTTCTTTAGAGTGAAGGTATTTAGCTGGCAACCAGGAAAAATTGACTAAGAGTTCAAGAGGTGTCTTGATGTTTATTCCTTCATCAGGATCAAACATAAATCCACAAAAACTTGCTTCGTTGAAATCGTCTACAACTTCCATTTTAACGGTAAATCCATTTTCAGCCAGTCCAATTTGACTCGGAATTTGGCCTTGCAATGAAAATAAACCATCATCTCCTTCAACAACACCTCTCACGTCAGTGGCGCCTGTACGCGAGCATTCAAACAAGAATGACATCAAGTTTGAAAATCCATTTCCTAAGGATGTGCACATCTCCCCGGACATGCGTGTTGCTTCTATTTCAATGACAAGATCTTTGAAATGGCACACGTTTGTTCCGGCGACTACGTCGCGCATCATGGTCATGAATTGTTGTTTAAAGGGGTGATTTTTAAGTAGATAGCTATAGAGCTGAAATTCGCAGTCCTCCATCAAATCGGCAGTAAATGCCGCTTCGAATTGACTGTGGTCAGTTACAATATACTTACGTCCAGGAACGTAAACATGTTGTCGGATATATTCCGGACGATCTGTTACCGGAACTTTCTTTATGAAGTACTTATTTTTATAAACTACTTCATCAATTGCCCGAAAAACCGGCCCCACAACGCATTTGAATACGTCATGACGCGAGTTTATGCAGCGAGCATGTTTGTATTCTGGATAAGATTCCAGCTTTACAAATGATTTAACTTTGCCATATTTATAACTTCCGTCTTTCGTTTTTTCGTAGGGGTTTTGTGTATTTTTCCATGTAGTCAAGAGTTCTTGTTTTCTCCAATCTGGGTACCTTGTGTGTTTAAGCCATTCTTCAACAGATAAATCTGTATGTGGATCCAATGGCCTAAAATTCTTTTCTATAAAGCGCTTAACATAGCGTCTAAAAGCACGCCGAATTCCAGAGGAACGAGTCGGCGGCTTATACGCAAAACGTTTTTCAATGCCAGCCAAAATTGTGGAGGCATCAGAGAGATCAGGTACGAGGGGGGCGGTAGTGTTCCAGTTGAAAAAAGTAGAAAAATACAAAGGACGACGGACAGTAGGATTACTGTCCCTAGCATAACGTATTTTCGCGGAGCTCTTAATAGGAGAGATTGATGGCATTTTAATTTCTCCGTAGCGGTATCCATAGAGGATGTTGCGTACTTGCGATATGCTAGGGGCAGCTGAAAATCCGACTTCGTCATTTGTACTTTGGTGCGTATTGCAAAATGGTAAGCAACCGTCAGGGTGTCAAACTGGACATGTTGTCCAGAAAGGAACCAATGACGCCCAATATTCACAGTTGTTGTACTGTGAATAGTTCTATGCAATCTTGAATATATTTCCTCGTCGGATGAACCGAGCGGAATCATATTCAGAACCGTATAGGCTTGTGTGAGCAATTCTTGAGAGGGATTCAGCACAACACGTTTTGTGCCAGACCACTTTCCAAATACTTTGAGTGGAACATGAAAGCCACAAAATTTCAAGTCATAGTAAGTTAATAACTCGACATCATGTATCATACTATCATCATGTTCCATTTTAGTGCCCATTTGGATGTCAGTCCGCATGTCTAATTTGCTTTGCTCATATGTGACTCTTTCATTTTCTTTGACTATGGTCTTAATTCGTACGTTCAAGAAACGTCTCGAGTTATGCAGACCACATAGTATAAAGATAGAGATAATGTCAAATATGTACCAGCTGTCAAGACAAACGGCACGTAGCATCCAATAGAGTACAAAGATGTAATAAAGTCTCAGTCCATTTGCTATGGGTTGAGGTTTTCTATATCCAAAGTTCATTGGTTCAATTACTTGTTCACGTTTTTCATTTTGTTTTAAAATCGGTTGTTTTGGTTGTGGAGGTGGTGGAACACTCTGGGTTGAGGAAGGTGTTGGTGGTGGTGACGCACTTGTGATGCTCGTTTGTCCTTCAATTCTTTCATTTGATTCAAGTGGACGTGCGAGTTCAACTGCTTCTATTTTCTTTTCATTTTCGGCATCAAGAAAACCACGTCTCTTTAGCTCTTCGGTGATTAATGCTGTGGTTACTAGATCCCTCTTGGCATTTGATTTGCCTTCGGCTTTCTTAGTAGCACGTCCACGCATTGCATCATCGAGAGTTTCATTAGACATGACTCGCTCATTTTTACGTTCTTTCACAACAAATGGTTTTGGCTTGAATCCGCGTGTGAATAATTCCGCAGCCAAAACTGGCAGATCTTGCGGAAGCATCACATCGACAAAAGCCATGTTTCCATGTTGCAATTGATGTATATTGAGCGCTGAATTCTTGTAACTTTTACAAATTTCATAGATTTCAGATTCTTGATGTTTTTTGATGAAAGGAAGAACTAATGTTCTTTGAGGAGAATGTGTTTGTGGTTGTCCGTTTCCATAAGGATTAAATCCGCCCATAAAACGCTGCTTATTATGGTCTTGGTTCCGAATCTGTGATGTTGGAATACGTTGAGTAGCATTCAGCATTACTTCACCAAGATCATTGGATTTAATTTTTGTGGATTGCGGTAGTTTAATTGTGGCTGGGCCATTGTATTTACGCTTCTTAAGGGGAACATCATTTTGGGTGTAAAATTGTTTTGTTGTATTGTACAGTCGACACGACTCACTCGTGTAGGCCTTGTCCCGTTGGGCGGCTGTTTTGAAACGAAATTTTTGAATCTCAGTCGGATCTGAGCCTTTTGATTCAATTTGATATTCAACATCTCCGGATCGCAAGTCACCGGATTCAGGTATACCATACGCAGGTATAAATGTTGAAGAAGAATTTATGAAAGTTATTTTTCGTTTGTTCCCCGAAACTGATGGTCTCGCTCCATCAGGCGTTTCGGAAGATGTTCGTCTAGTTGTAACCAAACTTGGGTTTTGCGACAAGGATTCGCGGGACGTCACTCCAAAAGCAGAATCGAAATTCTGCTTCGCTTCACCAGGCGGCATTGCCTTCGTCGGGACCGGACCGCAACGTACGGTTCGGTTTTGAGCCACGGATAGAACAGGTCTGTCCATG